AGCTCACTCGTCAAGGCAATGGCAAGCGTTCGAAATCGCGCGGCAGCAGGAAGCTTCTACGCGGGCAGGGTCGCTAATCTAGAGAGGTAGCCATTGCTGCCATGATCGAAGTCATTGCCGCAGTGGCCGGCGCCTCTATTTCTGTTGCGGCCATGGGCGCAATGGGATTCAGCCGCAAATCCGACGAAGCGCGGGATGCGGTAATCAGACTCACCAGTGCGGTGGAGCACATCGCGACACAGCTAGAGGTGTTGCATTCAGACATTAAAGAAGATCGCAAGGAATTTTTCTCGCGTCTTAATACCGTTGAGCAAAGGGTCTCTAAGCTGGAGGTACGTCCACCTTCTTGCTAACCATGGACCCCACTACCGCTGCTGCTATCGCAATTATCATTGCTGCCGGCTCTGAAATTATTGCTTTGCTGCCGGTCAAGGAAAATTCCTGGGTGCAGCTCATTCTTAAGGCGCTGAAGGTTGTGTTCCCAAAGCGCTGAGATCCGACACGGTATGGCTGGCGCGATTCGGCGATAAGACCTGGCGTGATTACCTGCGTAAAGCAGCGCAGGATTACAAGTTTCACGCCACACTCAAGCCAAGGTTGGATCGCGCTGAAGCCGATTGGCACGCAACGCAACCACCTGCGATCGAGCCGCCTGTCATCATCGAGCACCCGGTTGACCCTGAACTGCAAACCGGTGACAGCCGCCTCCTCGGTGGCGCAATGAGTATTCACGCACCCTGGAGCGATGACGCAAAACAAAATCCGTCTTCTTGATTTATTTAAATATTACAAAGCATTGCCGCATCAAATGGCGGCGCTGAGTGAGCTTGAAGACGCGATCAATAAAGCAAATCCGCACATCCTTGGTCGCGATCAGGGTTGGTTCAAGACTTGGAGTCAAGGCGGTAAGCAGGGCGATTATGCCCCAGCGCTAAAACTCATTAAAGAATTTGAAGGCTGTCATCTCACCGCCTACCCAGACCCTCTCAGCGGCGGTGACCCCTGGACAATCGGTTACGGCACCACTCGCTACCCAGGTGGTCGGCGCGTCAGTCGTGGTGACAAGATCACCGTGATCGAAGCGGACATGTTTGTCCGCACTGAAATCGATCAAATCGCTAAAAAGCTCAGCGAAACGGTGCCGCACTGGTCAGCGATGACGGATGGGCAGCAATCTGCGCTTATTTCGTTTTCTTATAACCTAGGGGCTGGCTTCTATGGCACTACCGGCTTCGAGACCATCAGCAAACGATTGCGTGAACGCGACTGGAGCGCAGTGCCAGCAGCACTTGAGTTGTATCGCAATCCGGGTACGAATGTGGAGGCTGGTCTTCTTCGTCGTCGTCGCGCGGAAGGAGAACTCTGGCGCTCTAGTCTGCCGAAGCAGCCTGAGGTTCAGCAAAATCCTGCCAAGCTGACACCAAACAGCCCGTTTAGCGCTCGACTGACGCCACACATCACGTTAGGCGAATTTGCACTTGGACAGGAAGCGCGCAGGTTCGATCACCAGTACCAGGTCGACACTGCGGCTGAACTGGCGGCATTTTTGGAGCGGGCGCGGACGGCTTTTGGGGGAAAGCCGGTAATTATTACGAGTGGTTACAGGCCGCCAGCCATCAATAAGTCTGTGGGTGGAGCCTCGGGATCAGAGCACCTGTTCAATGGTCCTGGAGTCGGAGCGGTTGATTGGTACATCGAGGGCGTTGACATTTACAAGCTTCAGGACTGGTCTGTTCGCGAGTGGCCCTACAGCACCGGCCTTGGTGCCCCTAAAGGATTTATTCACACAGGAATTCGCGCAGGGCGTCCTAAGCTGACTTGGCCATACTGATTGCTGAATGATCCTTCACGACCGCGAGATCCAGCGCCTCATCCAAGAGGAGCGGATGATCGAGCCATTTGAGCCTGAGCTGCTCAATCCGGCATCGCTCGATCTCAGGCTTGGCGACAACATCATGGTTGAAGTTGAGCATACGCCAGAGCTACAACTTCAATCAATTGCGCACTGCTCCGTCGAGAACCCTTACTGGTTGGCGCCTGGCGAGTTTGTGCTTGCGGAAACGCGCGAAACGTTCAACATGCCGAATGATGTGTGCGGTATGTTTTGCCTTAAATCTTCTCGTGCTCGTGAAGGTTATGAGCACAGCCACGCTGGCTTTGCTGATCCTCTGTGGTCTGGAAGTAGGTTAACTTTGGAGTTGGTTAACGCCCGTCGACTGCACTCTCTTCCGTTATACCCTGGCCTGAAAATTGGCCAGATGGTTTTTGTTATAACTGCCGGAATCCCTGATATTGACTACGGAAAAGTAGGGCACTACAACGGTCAGGCTCGTGTCATGCCAAGCTGGGAGCACTCTGCCTAGCTACCCTGTAACCGAGCCCTGTCTCGCTAGTTATGGAGCACCAGATCGATGGCGTCGAACTGGTTAGCAAAAAAGTAACAAAACAACGATTCAGGGCATCGATTTTTGAAGCATGGCATCACCGCTGTGCTTACTGCGGTAAGCACGCAACAACGATTGACCACGTCAAACCCAAATCAAAAGGCGGGCTCACAGTTCCTCAAAACTGCGTGCCCGCTTGTTTGTCTTGCAATGCCTCGAAAGGCTATATGTCACTCTGGAACTGGTGGACACATCAAGATTCCTGGTGCTGGCATCGCGCGCAACAGGTTTACGAATGGATTACTGGCATCGGTTGCCTTTCAAATGCTCAATATAAATTTGTGCCTGCCATAGATCATTCGAGTATCTACAGATAGCGCCACCAGGCGAGCAGGACATATACCGAACCTCGCCGATGCCAGGTTCGGTGCCCATTTCGATGTAATAGCCATCACCGCAGTCGATCGCGTTTGAAGGCACTGCAGTCTTTTGCGAATCGTCCACCGGATGATCGTCCTTCAGGAAACCCTAAATCACATTTTGCCGCAGATGCCTTCCAGTGAATGCACTGATAGCAGAATGGTTTGCTACTGCTGATCGCTCTTGCATCGGCGTAAAGCGTTTCAGCCTGCAGAATCGCTTCATCAAGATCGGCGCTCATCAGAGGCAGATCAAGCTTTCCTTCTTTGGTCTTGATGCGTACCCGCCAGCCAGATGGTGACTCGTAAAGCACCATCCGACCGGCGTGGTAGCGCAAACTAGCCATTGACTACACGGGAATATCCTGAAGCTTACTGATTAACTGTTCAATTGTCCCGTCATTTGTGATATAGCGATCAAATTGACGGTAGCTGTTGAGGGAACCCTCGCTGGCGTGATCAAACGTGTTGGCTGCATTGGGGCGATCGATGCGCCACATTTCGCCGCCGAGCAGCTTGATCATTTTTGCTTCGTTGGGAAAGCGCACGTCGTCGGCGACGACGGCATCGAACCGTGACGCGCGACCTTTCCAGCACCGCACCCAAATGTCGGGATGGATGCACTGGCGACCGTATTCAGTGCCAAGCGTTTGCAGCATGTGCCGCACGCTTACCCCAGCATCAGCAACGACTACTTGCTTTGCCTGGTGGACAAGGTAATTTGCCCCATGCTTGTCATAGCCAAGTGATTCCAGCATCGGAATCAGCATTAACTTGATCGTTTCAGCGAACGGCACAATCGTGTACCCTCGCTTCTCAAGCTCAGTGGCTACGGTCGACTTACCCGACTGTGGTGCCGGGCTGTAAAGGCCAATGATTTTTTGCATTAAAGAGTACCGCTTTCAATGTGGCCAGCGCGCATAATCTGCGCTGTGTCTTCTTTAAATCGCGCCCAGAGCCCGGTGTAAGTCCCTTTTAGGCCGGGCTCTTCATTGGCGCGATCGTACAGTTCGTACAGATAATCCATGAAATCAGCTTTGCCGTTTTCGATCTGCCATTGCGGCAGCTTCTCGCAAAGCATCTCGGAGGTCAGGGGCTGGATAGCCCCAGTGAACAACTTTTCCATCGAAAAACCAAGGTTTGAAATACGTGTCGACACCCCAAATCACGGGATGGGCGCCGAATGACCCGACGCCTGCGCTAGGCAGGTACATGCACTAGCGATCGGCATCAGGCAAATGGTAAAGCCGCTCGAGCTGCATCGATAGCGGCTCGTCGTCGTCCTCCTCTTCATACTCTTCTTCGGTTGGCATCACAACATCTGTGTGATCGCGCAAAATCCAAGTCGTCAAGCTGCTGTGCTGCTTAACCGCGATGTAACCGATTCGAGGAGAACCGACAAGCCAACGGATAAGAGCCGCCTCAATTGGGTTCAGGAATGGGTGGCCACGCATAATTCGTTTTGAAGTAGTAGTAGGGAGCAGTCCCGTGCGTATTCTGATCCGCCTTCTGGCAGACCGAGGCCGCAACGGCCGATCCAGTGCAAGCATGCCGCACATGGGCCGCCGTTGGGAACCTGCCTGTATTTATTCTTCATTGCAAATTCAGCGCGACCTGCTGGTGTCGCGCGGTAGCAATGGTCGCAGTACACAGGGCTCGTCGTTGGACGCGAGCAGCTCAAGCATGGGCGGCAGTTTTTTGTAATAGCCATTAATCGTCAGAATTGAAATAAGAGCATTCACCAGCAAATTCACCGCCGGCTTCTGGTACGCCCAGATCGCAGTGCCCCTGCCACCAATGCGCGCAATTGCGGCAATCGATTTCAGGTGTCTCTTCGATTACCGGTGCGCGGCGACGACGAGGACGCGGCACCGGGATGTACCGTTTTAATTCTGGCCATAATTGGCGATGTGTCATGCCAACGCGGACCTGGTTTACAGATTGATGCGTAACGCCTAGCTCCCTGGCTAACTCTGCGCCTGATCGAGGATCGGTAAGAATTAGCTTTACATCTTCAGGTGTAAGTTTTTTAACAGTTAATGGTCTACTGATTGAGTCTTTATCGACAATGACCTCGCGCTTTAGCTCGCGATCAAAGTAAACGGTCCATTTATGGCCGCAGCATTTGCACTGAAGCCAGTATGTCTTAATTGATGAATTATTTTTCCAGTTATGCGTCGATAAAATTTTGCGAAAAGTGTGCGTGCAATACTGCTCCACTATTTCACCACCTCGATTTCAGCAAGCGGCCAGCGCGCTGAGGCGTACTGCTTTGCCTTCGTCGCCGATTCTGCGGGAATGCTGAATTTCATGGGATGAGCGCCAGCCTGCTTTACGATTAAGTCGAACAATTTCGTTTTTGCTTTTGCAGGCGCTCTGCTGATGCCTTCTCCGTGCTGGGTCTTGCCAGCATCATCTTCAACCCAATGCATGATGAAAAATGG